AACGGTGCCATAGCATCGACCATCTGTAGAGCCATCTGTCGACGGAAAGATTCGTTAACCGGCTGGGTAGAACCTGCTTCAACTTCAAAATCAAACTCTCCCAAAATATAGTCACGGTCAAAGTTAACCCAAATAGGCATAGCCATAGAACCAACAACACGGGCAACATGTTCGCCAGTCATAAACTGCTGGGCCAAACCAATAAGACGCTTTGCAGCACTGGCAATGGCTCGCTCAACTTCTGCCAGCTTGTCAGAAGTGCGAGCATTCATCGCATCCTGCATCATGGCCGCTTCGGTTGCTGTACGATTAATCTCCGATGCTCCACCACGCATAAATTCTGCAACACCCGAAATACGGTCCATGTCTTGCATAATCTGATTAGTGATGTTGTACATGTCGGGCGGGTTAACAATTGCAGGCATAGCTTGCACAACAGACTGCAACGGTTCATCGCTAATGACGGGAACCATCACGTTGTCTTCATCGGATTCTAGCGCGTCACGGCCAGGGCCATCAAATGCTGTTTCCTTGTAGAGCCACTTGCGGGAGAAACGCTTACGGTGGTTCATCATCTGTGTTCGTGTTGCATTCAACTCATACTGAAGAGGTTCAATAGCTTCAAGTTCACCCATTGGGTAAAAGTGTTCGGGAATGTCGTAGTTGCGAAGCATAACAAATGGGTGACCAAAAGCATATGGCATCGGTGCTGGGTTAACCAGGAACCCTTCACATCCTTCCGCAAAGACACACATGGTGGAACGTTTTACATCATAAAACTCCCACACATCTACATAAGCGTCTTTTTCTTCTTTGGTTGCACGTGGACGTTCGGTATCGCCGGCATACTTGTTGTACTGTGTTGCCACAGCATCCATACGTGCCTGACGATTATACCGCTGGTCCGAACGAACATCTAGCAGTTGGCGACGTACACGTTGTGCAATCCACTTTGCATCTTCCAGGCTTGTTGCGTCCGGGTCAACAAAAACATCAAATGGAGAAACACGCTCTACGAAAGGGCGGTCCTCTGTAATGACAATCTCTGTTTCCATTGGTGCAGACTCGGCTGCATCGTCAAGGTCTGTTTCTGTACCTTCTTCGGATTCCATTTCTTCACCCATAGGTGGCCCAGCTTGTGCAGGCTTTTTGCGTTCCTCTTCAACAAACTTGTATCCAACCTTAAGCCATCCGTGACCAAGAATCAAATAGTCGTCGACAGCTCGACGAAGTTGTTTTTGACAATCAAAATGACGCCACCAATAGTTGATAACGGCTTCCGTAATAATAGCCTTGTCTCCGTCTTCGGACTTACGGGCACCAACAGTAATCTTGGGGTGGTTAACCGCCACGCTGGGGGCAATGACGTTAATCGTTGAGAAGGCCGCGTTAATCAACATGCGGTCTTCGTTGCTGACATCATCAAAATGTTTTCCACGATACAAGTCAATCATACGACGCCACAGCTTGTCGTACTTCTCTTCTTTTCTCCACTTGCGTGAAGTGTCTATTTTACCCCTGTAGTTGGCAAGCATACTACGGTGTGTGGGACGGGCCATTATGCTTCCTTGCGCGCGTATGCGAGACGCATAACAGATTCAAGAACCAGCTGAATTGCCGCAACCTGTTCTCCGCTCAACTTGAGACCAAAAGCGGTCACCAAAACAGTTAAAGAACGAACCAATGCCCGAACGTTTCCTTGAGTGAACTTACTCATGCTATATCCTTTCCATAGTGGGGTGTTGGGTCCGCAATATGCGAATCCAGTTTGTCGTCCATTTTATCAATCTTAACAACCAGGTGCTCCAGCAAACCACGAGACTCGTTGTGTTGGTTTGTGTTTTCCTTCCGCAGTTTCTGTAGAATCACCACAACAGGACCAGTGATGACGGCGACAGCTAAAGGTACAAACCATTCCATAATGCATTACACCCAGCGACTCGTGGCAGGTTCAATAGTGCGACCCTGTGCCGCAGCTTCGGCAACGGTTTGCCGTTGACGTTCACCAATGGTGGGTCCGCTAAAGTCGGACTTACCGTGTGTAAAACCAATATTGATAGATTTGAGATGGCATTTGAAGCAAATAGAACCACGGGCAGGCTTCATATCGCCAACCCACCTTGCATCACAACGCTCACATAGAAAAACAGTCATAACCTATGTAGAAATCGTTACTTACGAGCATTAAACGAACCCATAACGAACCTTTCCTTCCGTTCAGGTTCGATTTGGTTAGCAAACCAGTCAAAAGAAAACCTTGGTGGCGACAAATCCGGTGTATACTCCGGCAGCCACACATGCTTTAACATTTGATTAGCAATAGCAAGAGCCATCACAAGGTCGTCGTGAGGTGAACCATGCATCTTACCGTTCTCGTCACGAACAAACGTTCGCAACTCGGCCAAGGTGTGAGCATCAAACACAATCAAATCACTATCGCGCAAGGCTTTGCCAAGTTCGTCAATAGCCAAAGGTTTAGAAACAGCCGTAGTACGCCAACCAAGAACTTCCGTAGCCTGAGGAGACCGCTGAGCCAACCTACGCTGTCTGTATATGTTTCTATACCCCACACGTTGCAACGCCTTAAGCGTTGTCAAACCGTGGTTGTTATTCTCAACACCAATCAAAGAATGATTATACCAATCGCCCAAATCAAACAAAACATCAGAACCAAACAAGTCAGGGTCCACATGTCCACGCCAACGTGCCACAACCTCCATCGTCTCGGCATTAATAACCTGGGCTACGCTATAGTCACCATGCTGTAAACCCTCGGCAACGTCAGCCCCAATACAATACACCTGACCAGGTTCAGGCTCCGCCCACACCGTCAAAGGTCCGCCGTCGGCACGGAAGTTGTACTCATCGCCATACAACAACGTACCCTTGATTCCTTCTACAGGTTCAATAGCGCGGATAATATCAATATCGAATACAGGACGACCTGAACGAACAAAAGCTTCCTCCGGGTCAGAAGGATACTCTTGGGCGAGCTGCCAGTCAGGAAGTTGCGCCTTTTTAACTGCGTACCACGCATCGTCACGGTCACCAGCCGACCATGGAAAGAAAATACCTTTAAAATCATTGGTTCCAGTTTGAGACCCAACCCAAAGTTTATGAAATATATTCCCCTCACCTTTAGCGGTGGATAAACACACAATACGACCACCGACATCGGCAATCGGCTCAATAGACGCCCATGCTTCCTCCGAGTTCGGAAGAAAGGCCATCTCATCAATGAAGACACGATACACGGATTCACCACGAGCAGGGTCATTACCACTAGGAAGAGACTCAAGAGCAGACTCATTACTAAACACCATCTTCAGTTGATTATCGGAAACCAAAGCAGGCCCCCTGGTTTTCATCCAATCAGGAAGCATCTTGTATCCGTACTTAGACTTCTGAAGCAACTTAGCAGCCTCACGTTCCGTACGGCTAAGCATAACCTCAAAACGGTCAGCCCAAAAGAACACCTCCCAAAAAGCAAAAGCAGCACCCAAAGTAGAAAACCCAATCTGACGTGCCTTTAAAACAATACTATTACGGTTGGCAATCCAAGCATACGCCGTTTCCGTTTGCGCCTCACGCATAGGAAACAAAATACGACCACGCTCAGGATGACGGATATACCAGTAGTTCACACAAAAATACTCGAAAGCCTCGGCAAGGTCAGACTCGCTAGCGTCCTCAGGCCCTTTACACAAGCGCCATTCGCGTTCATTAATTAGTTCAGTTAATTCCATTCATCCTCAAGAAACTTCTCAATAGGTTTACGTTCAGCAGCACAAAAAGGACAATCATCCCACTCCTCGGGATATTCCTCCCCACACCGTTTACACTCCACAATGTCCATCAGACAACCTTAAGAGTGCGGGTCTCCTTCTCCCTAGAGGCAACAGAAGCAATCAACGCATCAAGCTCAGCATCAGACATCTCCGACATCTTACGCTCCGTCTTGACCTCCACCGTAGGCGGAGCCATACGGTTAGTAGCCTGAAGGTACAACTGCGCAGACTTAACATCACTATCCTGGGTTGCCTTGTTGTACAACATGTCCAACACAGCCTGCGTACGTTCCGGGGACCCCTGGATGTCGTCAACCTTATCCTGCCACTGCTGGCGGAAATTAGGCTTCTTCTCCCAACGGCGCAACGTCTTCACGTCTACCTTCAGGTGGTCAGCCATTTTGTTTTTCGACACAGGAACACGCTCAGACGGTGCAGTACACAACCAATCCAAATACTCCTGCTGGGGCTGGGTCAAAACCAACTCTTCTCTCATACCCATATAGGCAACTTCGTTACCTAGGATGCCACGTTGCTGTGTCTGCTAATGAGAATGATTCCCAGGTAACGGTTGGGGGGGACTATAGGGGGGGTAGCAAGAAAACCGTCTACACGACGGTTTCGCACCTGGTTTAGCGGATACATTGGGGCGAGCCGCAAGGCGTAGCCCCAAAACGTTACATACCGTACATAGGGTATGAATATCTCTGAACTTAAAGCATGGACTGAAATACGGGTCACATGGCGCGACGCTTATGCGCCGCACAGCGGCTGGCATGAAGTAGACGAATACACACCCGAAGAAGCAGTCGCAGTCACCATCGGAAGATACTGGCCCGACTGTCAAGACAACTACCTGACAGTAGCAGGCACAGTGTTCGACAATGACGGGGACCCACCAAAAACTGTTGGAGACATCAACCACATCCCTATCGGATGGATACTAAAACTGGAGACAATCAATGGCTGCTAAAAAAACTCACCGCATGCCCAACGGTAAAACCATGAAAGGCGCAAGCCACAAACCCGTCAAAAAAGCCGCACCCAAAAAGACAGCAGCATGGACACGAGCCGAAGGTAAAAACCCAGCCGGCGGACTAAACGCCAAAGGACGCGCATCCTACAAAGCACAAACAGGCGGCACACTAAAGCCGCCAGTGTCAGCAAAACAAGCAGCCAAATCACCAAAGTCCGCAGCCCGACGCAAATCATTCTGCGCACGCATGGGCGGAATGCCAGGACCAATGAAAGACTCCAAAGGACGCCCCACACGTAAAGCCCTATCACTCAGAAAATGGGACTGCTAAACCAATAGTACACCCCACCTGGGCTATCCGAGCATCATCGCTACGCCCCTCTGAGAGATGAGTCCCTTTTATGTCGCCGTACGGGGGGGACCGTGCCCCCACCCCCACCCCCTGCCCTCCTGTGCCTGCTAGAAAGCCCCAACAAGCACAAGGCGTAAAG